GGGTGTGCTTCTGGTGTTGGGTACACGTTTTGCTGCTAATGACCTTTATCGTGAAATTCGTAATCCTAAGCATTGGTCTAATGGTAGGTCTCCGTTTACTTATTTTGCTATGCCAGCAGTTTTAGAGTTCGCTGAGGATACCCATGATTGGGTTACTTTGTGGAATAAGACTGACCAAAAGTCTGGTTCTAAAGAACCTGATGCTGATGGTTTTTATACTAAGTGGGACGGTCCAGCCCTGTATCGTCGGCGCGGTGAAGTGACTCCTAGTACTTGGGCTTTGGTTTATCAACAACAAGACATTCAGGAAGACTCAATCTTTCGCCCTGTCCTTGTTCAAGGTTCTATTGATGGTAGACGCAAAGTTGGTACTTTAAAGTTTGGTGCCCCAGGTCATCCTTATGAGCGTGGTAACTATTACACCGTTATAGGTGTTGACCCTGCTATGACTGGTAACACTGCTGCTGTGTGTGTTGCTTTTGATAGGGATACTCATGAGCGTTGGATTCTTGATGTTTGTAACATGGTTGACCCTAATCCTCAAAAAATTCGAAGTCTGTTTGAAGACTGGACTGTTAAGTATCAGCCTAACGAGTTGCGTATAGAAATTAACGCCCACCAAAAATCTTATGCTTTAGACACTGAACTTAACCAATGGCTTGGTTCTCGTGGTGTTCAGTTAAGACCCCATTTTACTGGTAAGAATAAGTGGGATGAATCTTTTGGTGTAGCATCTATGGCTGCTTTGTTTGGCACTGAACGTGATGGTAAGTTCCAAAAAGATAATCTTCTTAAACTTCCAAGTACTGAAGGTAATGAGCATGTTAAGGCTCTTATTGAGCAGTTAATTACTTGGGACCCTAGTGCTAAAAAGTCTCAAAAAACTGATTGCGTTATGGCTTTATGGTTTGCCGAGATTCGTTTTAAAGAATTAATTCAACAATCAGGTTATATGCAGAATCATTCATATAATCGTTATGCAACTAAGAAAAACATTTCTCAACGTGGTGTTGTGAATTTAGATGAACTGGCTGCGGCGCAGCACAGTGAACAATATTTATAGGAGTTTGAATGGCACTTGATGTGCAACAAATTGCAGATAAGGTTGAGGCGTTAAAGCGTCGTAACCAAGGTCGCGATGTGCGTATGGCAAATGTTTTGTCTGTTCGTCGTGGCGAAATATCTAACGTTTATCCAGACTTTTTCCCTGAAGGTATGCCTTCACCAATGATTGCTAACTTCATCGATGTTGCAGCACGAGATTTAGCAGAAGTACTTGCCCCTCTCCCTAGTTTTAACTGTGCAACAGTTAACATAAATTCTGACCGTGCTAAGGCGCAGGCAGATAAACGCAGCATGATTGTAAATTTTTATGCTCAATCATCACGGCTGCAGACACAGATGTATACAGGGGCTGACTGGTTTCTTACATATGGCTTTTTGCCAATCGTCGTAGAATTAGATGTTAAAGATAATCAGCCCCGCATCCGTGTCGATAACCCTCTGGGTGCATACCCAGAGTTTGACCGTTTTGGTCGCGTAACTTCTTACGCACGTAGATATGTTAAAACTATTGCAGAGTTAATTGCAGAGTTCCCTGAATACGAAAATCAAATCATTGGACCTATGGGTCGTGATATGACTGATTTGTATTCGTTACTTGAAATGGTTCGTTACGAAGATGACGACCAAATTCTTTTGTATCTTCCTGAAAGAACTAATCTTGTTTTAAAACGCACACCTAACCCTCTTGGTGAAATCATGGTGCGTGTTGCACGTCGTGCAAGTATTGATGAAGAACCACGTGGACAGTTTGATGATGTTGTTTGGGTGCAACTTGCTCGTGCACGTTTTTCTTTACTAGCATTAGAAGCAGCAGAGAAATCTGTTCAGGCTCCGTTGGCATTGCCTAACGATGTTCAAGAATTAGCATTTGGTCCCGACGCAGTTTTGAGAAGTCAAAACCCTCAACTAATTAGAAGAGTCGGTTTAGATTTACCAAACGCAGCATTTACTGAACAGGCAGTGTTGCAACAGGAAATGCGTTTGGGCGCACGTTATCCAGAAGGTAGAACTGGCAACATTGATGCCAGCATCATTACTGGTCAAGGCGTCCAAGCGTTACTTGGTGCTTTTGATTCACAAATCAAAGCAAGCCAACAAATATTTACTCAAACATTTGAAGACGTATTAAGTCTATGTTTACGCATTGATGAAAAGATTTTCCCATTTGATAAAAACGTTCGCGGATACAATGATGGTTCACCTTATGAACTTAAATACAATCCAACTAAAGACATTAAAGGCGATTACACTGTAGAAGTTCGCTACGGTTTAATGGCAGGACTTGACCCATCTCGTGCATTAATCTTTTCACTACAAGCCCTAGGCGGGGACCTTGTATCTAAAGAATTTGTAATGAGTGAATTACCATGGTCTGTTAACGTAAGTAAAGAACAAGAACGCATTGACATACAAAAGATGCGTGATAATTTGAATCGTGCAGTTAACGCTGCTGCTGGTGCAATTCCTGAAATGATTGCTACAGGACAAGATGTTTCTGTTTTGTTAGGTAAATTTGCTGATATAATTGATAAACGACGCAATGGTATTTCTATTGAAGATTCTGTTAAGCAAGCATTTGAACCTCAACAACCTACTCCAGCAGAGGCTGCCGCTCCTTCACAGCAGGTTGTAGCGCAACCGTCCCCTCCAAGCGCTCCCGCTGGTGGTCCTGCTGGAGCCCTACCTCCAGATTTAGCAGGAATTATGGGACAGTTAGCGGGATAAAATGGCAAAGCGTACACAATCTGATTACGTAAAAATGTTTCAAGATTCGTTAAATGGCTTTGTGCAAGACCTACACCCATTGGGTGGTATGGCAACAGCCGTCATAACAGTTGTTGAAATGATTAATTCTGAAGGAAAATATTTTTTGCACGTAATAGATGACGGTAAGTCTCCAAATTGGAAACTTAAAGGAATGCTAGACGCAGCACACATTCAACTAGACGATAAAGAATTTGATGAGGACGAAGATTAATGGCAATTAGAGAACAAATATCAGGTCCTGGTAGTAATTCCAAAAGAACTGATTTAAATGTTTCTAGACAACCAGCAAGATACATGGCTGGTGGTTCTTATGGTGAAGGTCAAGAACTTTTAGGTCTTCAACAAGGTGCAGACATGGCTGGTCAAACTCCAAATATGGTTGGCAGTGGACGTGGTGGTATGTCTAAACCTATTTCTTCTTACGCTGCAACATCCCCAATCACTCAACTTACTGCACCATCTGAAAGATTTGATGAACCTCAAACTGCTGGTATGCCTTTTGGTCCAGGACCAAATTTTATTAATTTACCACCAAGTAATCAAAGAACCCCTGCAACAGTTGCAAGTGAAATGTTAAGTAAACCAGAAGTACAAGATATTGCAGGTGTTGCTGATATTTTTATGGCAATGGAAGGTCAAGGCAAAGGTTTCGGGTATTAATGTCTCGAATCCCAGGATGGAATCCACCAGAACCTTTTAGCCCTAGTGGTAACCAATACTTACCAGAATTAGCAGTAGCCTCTTATCGCGCTAATTTACCTCAACAAGATTTACAACAAATTAACACTTGGAGTAAACTCTATGACAAACATAGAGAATTACTTAAAATGGAAAACAAAGAAGCCAATGAAGAATTTCTTAAACTTGATGATGGTGTTCAAGAAGCATTAAAGAATGTTTTTGATAACCCAGATTATTTAAACAAACCAAGTAACTGGACAATACTGGGAGCACTAGGTTCCATTGCTAAAACAGTAGTTCAATCACCTTTTACTGGTGCAATGAAACTATTGCAAGGTTACAGCCAAGCATTAACTGGAACTGTTGGTGGAACACTTGCTTATGCTAAGCAAACAGGTCAATACACACCAAGCATGCTTAACTTCTGGTCTGATGACTGGGATGGTAAACGTATATGGAACGTAGAATATACAAAAAAATTAGAAGAAACATACGGTCCAGGTATGTCTGCTTTAGCAAAAGGTTTAGTAACAGGATGGACACCTGGTCGAGTAATTGAAGAAGCAGGTGGGGTAACACCTGAAATTGAACGTGCTTTATCTTTTATGCAAGAAAACCCTGAAGACTTCGCTGACATTCTTGGTGATTATCGTAGAGCACAAGTAAGTCCTGGTAGAGAAGTTGCCAGAAAACAAATGCGTTTATCACCTGATGCACCACTTATTGAAGAAAAGATTTTTGACAGAATTTCTGGAGCGTATGATTTAACGTTTCAAATAATTGCAGACCCTTTAACTTGGGCAACTGCTGGTGCCTGGGCTGCAGGTAAAGCAATAGTTAAAAGTGTTCCAGCAGGGCAACGTGTTGGTGCTCTTGCTAAAATGACTTTAAAAGAAAATTTACAACCTAAAGCACCTATTATTAATAAAGGTGCTGTTTATGGGCAACTGTGGAAAAAAGGTATTGCACCTGAATTAGCAGTTTCTAAAGTATTTGAATTTGATGAAGTTAGAAAAGTATGGAACGGCATACCTGGTTCAACTCCTGGTCTTGGGCCTTTGTTAAAACAATATCGAGAAGGTACCCCAGAAACTAGAGCAAGAGTTATGACTGCTATTGGTCAAAATTATCCCGCATATAATAATGATGCTATTGTTCGTAAACTTGCTTTTGGTGAAATTTATCCTAACTATAGCAAAATAGGTCCAAATAAATATATTGAAGATGCTGATACTGCAGCCCAATATTTTCTTAATGCAGAACATACTAAATATTTATTTAGTGGCAAATCTAACAGCATGATATTTTACAGAACTAATAATGTTGTTACCGCAACTAAGTCTTCATTGTGGGCTAACTCAATTCGTAAATCAATTGGTGACATATTTAGCAGCAGACTTAAAGGTACAACAGATGTTAACCTTTTCGAAGCAATTCAAAAAACAGATAACGTTGTTGACACAGCCTATCTTGAAGGTAAGTACATTGATGTTGGAACAGATATTTCCAAAGCAGCAGCGCGTATTGCTGATTTAAGACAATCTGACCCATTGTTTATATTTGCTGCAACTCAAATGAAATCATTTTCTTCAAAAGTAAATAAACTTGCATCACGTGCACCACTTGGTCGACCAATCTTTACAAATGATGATATGGTTGGGGAAACATTAAATACTTTTAGAGACACAGCACGTTTAGTTTTACCTAAAGAAGAAGCAGCAGTATTAACTCAAAGGTTTGCTGACTTAAAAGAATATGACAGAATAGTTCTTCTTAGAGGTTTATACACAGATGTTTTATATAGCAGTGGTTTAGGTGCTACCCCTGGTGGCTCTACCATTATTGAAACAATACTTCAAGAAAAATTTGGTGGCTTAGGAACTTTTGCTACAGGTAATATTCTTGACATTCCTAAAAATTTAGAAGTAAGTGATTTAGCAAGAATAGGTTCTGAACTAGGTGCTGAGTTTGATAAAGTAAAAGTTCAATCACCTTTACATAACTTTCAATTTACACCAGCAATTAGTCAACTAGATTGGCTTAAAATTGCTGAACTTAAATCAGATAATGCCAGAGTTTTTAACGGATTGCGTCGTTTAGGTGTAATTATTAATGGTCAAGCAGTTTCTCAATACACTAATGCTTGGACTTTATTAACTCTTGCCCCTAAACTTGGTATTCGTGCAACAATAGATGAACTATTTTTGTTCACTCTTTATGCACCTAAAGAAGTTATGTACAATTTTTTACGTGGCACAGGAAGAACAGCCGTTAAATTACTTGCTGCTGCTAAAGGTAAACCAGAAGGCTTGTCCCTTACAGGTGAACACGTATTTAAAATACAAAATATGATTAGTAATGAAGAACGTATTGCTCTTCAAAAAGCAATTGAAGAAGAATTTCCTGAAAATTTTGATGCTCAGAAAAAAGCATTGTCAACTAGGTTGTTTGCTCTTGCGTTAGATAGATTAAAAATAAACCAAGGTTTAGGTAAACATATTCCTGGTACTAGAGGTTTAGATGATTCAGATATTGAATCTATTAAAGAACTTTTTGTATATAATCCGTTAGGTTTTGACGCACTTGCTTCATCTCAAGCAAGAACTGCTGGTTTAAGTGGTGGATATCTTCGCCCAACAGAAGATTTAATGACCAATGAAGTCATGGAAACCGCCATGAAAGAACTTGGTGTTAAAAATCCAGGCAAATGGGTTAATCTTCCTGGTAGTGCTGCTAGAGCAGAACGAATTTTAGGGCAATACGCTAACGTTTCTGCAAGATTTAGTAGCGATTACAAAAAATTTGGTGATATTGTTGATACCCCTCAACAGATATTTCTTAGAAATAATGGTTTAGAAACCCAACAAGACTTTACTAACGCTGTTACTGATGTATTAAAACTACTTGGTATCAGATTACCTGCAGGAAAAACATACTTAGACCTAGTTAGAGATGTTAAATCAGGTTTATTAGTTGACCCAATGAAAGAATTAGCAGATGGTCCTGGGCGTAATCTTCTAAATTCTTTATCTGAGTACGCTGCTTTAAAAGGTTCAGCCTCAGATTTAGAAATTTTAACACGTTGGGCCGAACAACATATCTTAGATTTACGTAAATCATTTCACGGTTCAGCAGATTTAAGTGTATTCAATACTAAATTGTTTAATAGGGTTAAACAAGGAAGTATTAAGAAAATATCTAAAGGTGAAATAGATAAAGTAATTACAACTTTTAGATGGAACCAACTTCCTATTGAAGAATTTGATGAACTTGTTAAAGATAACCTAATTGCTGGTGATTTACTGGTACCATTTCAAGCAGGACCAACTAACTTAAAAGAATACTTTGCTGAATATGGTACTAAAATATTTGAAGCAATGGACCAGCAAGTAACATCATATTTTCGTACACCTGCTTTTACGGTTTTCTATCTTGAAAGAATGAATAACTTTCGTAAAGGTGGATTTAGAGACTCGTATTTTGACCAAATGCTTTCTAAGTCTATATCAAATAAAGAATTTGAACTTGGTAGAAAACTTAATGAAAAAGAGTTTTCAAAAGCAATTGAATATGCAGATGGATTAACAGCAAAAGCAATGGTTGAATATTCTGTTCAAGATGCATTAAATTCAATTATGAAGTATGCTGATAATCCTGATGTTAGAACAGCGCTTGCTTTTAATATGCGTAACGGTTCACGTTTTTATCGTGCAACAGAAGATTTTATTAGAAGAATATACAGATTAAAAGACCATTCATTAAAAACAATTATGAGAATGCGTCTTAGCGCATTAGGTTTAAGTGCTTCAGGGTTTATTCACGAAGATGCACAGGGTCAAGGGTACCTTGTTATGCCTATGGATGACCTAATATTCCAAGTAGTTGATAAGCCTTTAAGGGTATTAACTGGTGGAAAACCTGGGTACAGTCA